CCAGTATTCTGGCACCCTTACGGGCTCCAAATTTTGTATTTTTTATTAATTTTATTTTCCTTGAACTTAATATAGCGGAGTTCACACTGCTTCCGCTTAAAGCCCCCCGCTTAAAAGCCACAATCATCAGTCAGCGTCATCTCCTCATCGTCATCAATATCCTTCTGCTGATGATAAGCCTTGTCCAAAACGTTCCTCTTCGTTAGATCCAAGAAAGTCGGAAACCCTGTCACCAAGTCCTCCTTCGAGATACTGTGCTGGCGCATCTTTCTAAGGTCCATGCGATCCTGACGATCCATCGCAGCCGCTATCGCTTGCTCTTCATTATGAGGCATCGTTCGAAGCAGCTCTTCATAAAAGAACTTTAACGACTTCCAAGCATCGTAGTTTGCACCATGCGTACCAAAAGCGTGCCCCAGCACTGATAACATAACGTCCAACGTGTCGCGCTTCTTTGGAGTACGACCCCAAACGGCCCTACATATAAACTCCCGCGTCTCTCTAAACGGCAGGAACTTACACTGACCTGGAGTAACATCAGGATTCAAGATCACCTGATGTTTTAAAAATGTCGTACCACGAGTCACCAGCCATCCACTTGACACTGTCGAACAAAAGGGAACACCATCCTCAATATCTCTTAGCTCCACATCGAACGACTTCTTCAAGAAGTCCGCAAATGCAACAGCCGAAAAATAAGTTGCCCCTAGGCCCTTTCCCTTATTCCAGTTATGATCATCACCATAAACTATAATACGGACAACTTTAATCAGCTCCTTATGCAACTGAACCCGATGTTCCTTCGGAGCACTCATCACCTGCCAAATTGCAAACAGGCAAAAATACAAAGCCATAATCCAAGAATCCATATGGGAAGTATTGTAACATCCAGAAGGAACACCTCCCCGCTGAATGCCCCAAATCTCGCCAAAGTAATGAGTTATACGATTAATGATGGCTTTAATTAGAGCTTTAATAACCTCAGCCTTGATCTCATAATCTTCCGTGGTAGGGTCTTCATGTACCAACATAGAGCTATAGTACAAATTTAAGAAAAACTGCTTCACATTCATGTCAAACTTATTTACGTCACCTCCACAAATGATAGGATCAAAACAGTTCTCTAAAAAAATACCCAAACACTCAGCAAGATAATCCATTCCTCCTCGACCAAACGAAAAGCCAATCTGTATCACCCGCCCTCGCTCCTTCATCATCCGCAGTTTCAAC